CAGCACGCGATGTCGGTGGGCCGCCCCGGATCGATCGCCTTCCTGCACTCGCTAAAGGCGCTCGGGCCGCTCCACGCAGAGCTCTCCGAGATCAAGGCGCGGGAGAAGGCCGCGCGGGAGGCGACCGCGCCCGGCACTGAAGACGACATCATCGAGGCGTTCCGGCTCGACTGGCAGAAGCTCCCCGCCCGGGTTCGGGATCGGATCCGGCTCGTGATCGAGGAGGAGGGCTAGCCATGTCGATGCTCTCCGCCGCTGTGGATCTCTCCGAGCGCACCCCGCTGGATTATGTGGACTGGCTACCGAGCCAGTCGCAATACCTCCACACGCACGACCGCAACGTGCTGCTGAGGGCTGGCAACCAGGCATTAGGCAAGACGACTGTGGGGGTCGCCGATACCCTCTGGACAGCTCGGGGAGAGCACCCGTTCCGGCCGGTCTCGCACAAGCCCGGCATCTACTGGATCGTTTCGAGCTCCGAGCAGCAGAGCGGGGTGCTCGCTGGGAAGCTCTTCAAGCTCTGCCCGCCCGGGTGGATTCACCCGGCGAGCGAGTGGGTCTCCGAGAAGGGGCACTTCCGCGGCAAATATCCAAGCATCGGGATCCGGCACAAAAGCGGCGGGTGGTCTCGGATCTACTTCAGGTGGACCGGACAGCGCACCTTGAACCTCGCTGGCGCCACACTTGACGGGGTGCTCTTCGATGAGCCGCCAGCCACGCAGCGAGCCTTTCGCGAGGTGGAGCGGAGATTAACCCGCACCGGGGGCTGGCTTCGCATGACGCTAACGCCCGTTAATGCTCCCGTGGACTACCTCCGCGAGCTCTGCGATGCCGGGCAGGTGGTCGATCTGCACTACTCGCTGACCGCAGAGAACCTGATCCCGTTGGGCCGCTCGGAGCCGCTGCAGCTAAACGACGGCACGCCCATGGATGCGGAGTGGATCGCCGGACAGCGGGCGCTCGTGCTCCCGTGGGAGGCTCCGGTAATCCTTGACGGAGAGTGGGAGTTCCGCGCCGCCGGGCAGGTGTTCCCGGCATGGGATCCCGCGCTGCACGTCTGCCGCGGGCGGGTGGTCAACAGCGCAGGCTTCCCCCGCCACAAGGTCAAGCTCGCGGTGGGCATCGACTACGGTGACGACACCCATCGCCAGGTCGCGGTGCTTTGTGCCATCGACGACGCAGGCCGCTATCCGCGCGTCTGGGTGCTGGACGAGTACGCGAGCGATGGACGCACCACGACCGATCAAGACGCAGACCACATCCTGGCTATGATCGGAAGGCACGGGATCAAGTGGTCCGAGCTGAACTTCGTACACGGGGACAAGCGCTATATGGGCCGCCGTGGCGGCATCACTCTGAAGTCGAACAAGCTCTTGCACCGGGCAGTCGGTGACGCGCTCGGCATGGGCCCGGTGAGGCTCTCGCCGCCCATCCATTCCGCGAAGCGCGGCAAGGGAGCCGGGCACGGGGCGAAATACGCCGGCGCGCGGTGGCTACACGAGTCGATGATACGCGAAGGTCACCTGCTGGTAGATTCCCGGTGCAAGGTGGTAATCGAGGCTCTCGGCAAGTGGGACTGGACGGAGAGCTACAAGGATCCGGTAGATGCCCTCAGATATTGCCTTAAGCCGTGGATCCTGGGGCGAGGTCGATGGTCTGGCGTACATCGCGCCATACGAGTAGGCTAAGCGCATGTCGATGACAGCCGACGCCCGGCCACCTCTACCGACCGACGCAGCCGATCGCGCACGGGTCCACGAGACCGCGCTCCGGCGCCGTCTGCTCTACTCGCAGCACAGCGGCGATGTGTGGGAGCGGCTGGTACGGTCGGTCGGCTACGAGCGGGCCCGCGCATGGCGCCCGCTGGACATGTCGGCGAACCCATACGCGACGACATGGCGATCACTGTCCGCGCTGTACCGAGAGGAGCCCGACATCGCAGGGCCACACCCGGACGTGATAGAGGCGGTCGCCGAGGCTGGGCAGTGGTCTCTGATGCAGCGGGTGCAGCGCGACACCCTAGGGCTAGGCGAAGAGCTCAAGCTCTGCGAGCTCGACGCTGATGGCTCGCCGACTGCCCATGTCATCCACCCGGATCTCGCGACCGTAGACTGCGACCCCCGGCGCCCGCGGGTGCTGCGAGCGGTGCACTTCTGGGAGCCCGACCCGAGAGCTCCGGCGCGGTGGATCCGCTGGACGATCCAGCACCGCAATAGCCAGGGCGAGATCGATCCGGCCTACACGGCGATGGAACCGGACGGCACAGACGTGACAGCGGAGCTCCGCCACGGCGCGACCGATTACCCATGGATCGGGCAGGATGGGCCGGTGATGCCGGTGGTGATGTACCACCGGGAGATCACCGGGGCGTGCTGGGATCCTTACTCGTTCTTTGAGGTCGTGGACGGATCGCTATCGCTCTGCATTCTCTATACGAGCTACTCCCACGCAGTCCGACAAGCTTCGTGGAAACAGAAGTACACGCTTGGCGCTTCGGTCAGAACCGGCGACGTGGAACCGGGGCGACCGCAGCAGGTGATCGCCGACCCGGCCACCATTCTGCAGCTCGACGCAGACGAGGGCGTGGCCCAGCCAATGATCGGCACACTCGATCAGCCGGTGGATCTCGAAGACATGATCGGCTCGATTCGAGTCTACGAGCGGCGGCTAGTCGAGCAGGCCAGCGGCGGGATCGAGGTTACCCGGGAGAGCAGCGATATCCGGAGCGGCTACTCGCTGGCAGTCGGGCGAGAAGCGCAGCTGCAGCAGCAAAGGCGCTTTGCTCCGCAGTTCCGGTCGGCAGATCGGCAAGCGCTCTCGGTCTGGTCTGATCTGCTGGCAGTGGATCGCGGGCAGCGGTACCCGAGCAGGTGGCCCACCCGCCGCGGCCCAACGCGGCAAGACCCGGCCGATATCGTCTACCAGTTGGGCGCCCCGATAGAGGCGCCCGGGGAGAGCAGCAGTGGTACCGATCCATGAAGAGGAGCCCGGCGATAACGGCGGCGGGAATGGCATCGAGAGCAGCACCGGCGGGCAGACTGTGCCCTTCGCGCGCTTCAATGGTGTGATCGGCGAGCGCGATGCTGCCCGAGCCCAGGTTGCCGATCTGCAGTCGCAGCTAGCGCAGGCGACCAACAAAGCCGCGACGGTTGACCAGCTCACCGCGCAAGTAACCGCAGCGCAGGCCGGCCAGGCTGCAGCCGAGGCGCGCTACGGGAGCTATCAGACGATCGCCGGGCGGGGCATCACAGACGCCACACTCGTAGCCGCCATCGAGCAGGCGCACGCCGGGCTCCCGAAAAAGGACCGGCCCGAGCTCGGGGCATGGATCGATGCCTTCCGGCCGGGCGGGGAGGACGCCGAAGCCGACGCAGCGCGGCTCGCAAGCGCTCCGGTGCTGCTGCGCCCGCACTTCGAGGCGGCATGGAGCCCAGACACCGGACAGAGCCAGCAGCGGCGAGGCGGGCACGCAGGGCGGACCCATCAGCCCGCGAGCGGCAAGCCGATCAGCGCGGAGTCGATCTTCGACCTGGCGAGGCAGCGGCAGACCGGGGAGATCACGCAGGAGCAGTATGATGCGGCGACGGCGCGGCGCGGGTAGCTTGCGGCAGCTGGTGCGCTGCGGTACGGTCACCGGGTCGCCTCCGCGCGACCGTTCTACACCACTACCGTTCTGGCAGAGCTCGGGTCGCCACCCGTAAAAGCGTCGCGAAGCCGGATCTACAGGAGCCATCACCATGGCCAATGAGATCCTTTACTCGGGCTTGGGCGATCTGACGACCGCCGCGAACCTCGCTTCCCGCTTCCACCTTCTGCTCGCCGCTCGCGACAGTTCCTTCTTGGGGCATCCCGCGATCTTCGACGCAGGATTCGCGACACCTGGTAGCATTGTCATGCAGGTGCCTCAGCTGGGAATGCTCGGCTATGACCTGATGGCCAGCGGCACCGAGGGCACCGCCCCGTCCAATACCGCGCTGACCGATGGCAGCAGCTCGATCACCCTGGCGATCTACGAGAAAATCTACCAGAACGGCGATATTGCTCGCATGACCGACGCCTACGGGTTCCTAGACACGGCCATGTTCGCGGAAGACCTCGCGGTCACCACAGCGCAGACTCTGATCTCGATCCTCGCTGCGCTCTCCACTGGGTTTAGCACCAACGTGGTTGGCAGCTCGGGCGTCGATCTGACCGTCTCCGATTTCACCGATGGCATCACGCTGCTCGAGGTCGCGAATGTGGCGGGCTCTCTCGCCGCCGTGCTGCACCCGCGCCAGTGGGGCGACATGCGGACCAACTCGCTCACCCTCGCCGGCGCAGTCGAGCACCGTCCCGATGTGCAGGGTCTGGCCAGCTACGCGGGCCAGAGCTACAAGGGCTCGGTATTCGGCGTTGATACGTTCGTTTCGAGCCGCTGCCCAGACTCCGACGCCGCCGCGAATGAGAACGGCGTAATCTTCGGGTCGGGTGCTCTGCTGCTCGGTAAAGGGCAATTCGTGCCCGAAGCCGATCCGAATATCCTCGACCTGGCGATCCCCGGCGCACCTGTCATGGCCCGCCTTGAGCGCGACCGCGACGGCCGCAGCGGCCTGACCTCGCATGTCATGCGGACTGTCATGGGCGTGATTGAGGGAATCGACGGCGCAGGCTGCCGAGTTCGATCCGACGCATAGGAATCCGGAGCGGGGCCCGGGGGCGCCTCTCGGCTGCTCTCCGGGTTCTCTCTCGGGCTCCCTCCACCCCTACATAGGAGAGCAGCTATTATGGGAAAAGAGCTACACGGCACGGCCCCGATCGGGGCCACCGAAGCGACCACCATGGCCCGCCGGGGAGCGCAACCTTCCGAGGTTGTCGTGCCCGAGGTGGCCACAGAGTCGAGAGCGGCACCGCTGCCGCTCCGGTACCCGCGGCCGCAATTTGTGTTCGGCTGGCATCCGCGCCGCTGGATGATTCACGCAGGCGAGCTCGTGCCCGATCTGCTCCGCATCGACCTACAGCCGGGAGTGCGTGGTGTCGGTCGGACCCGGGACGGGCGGATCACGTTCGCGATGGCGAAGGCCAAACTGGAGGAGCGCGGCTACTCCATGATCCCACACAGTCTGGGTCCTGATGGCTCGTACATGCGACGGACGCTGGTAGACCCACACGGGCAGGGCCGCGCCCGTCTCGCGCACTACCACACGCCCTGGGAAACCTACTTCGCCGGCTCGGCCAACGTCGATAGCGATTCCCGCGGCTATGCCGCCTGGCTGCTCTCTCTCGTCCTCGCCGGGCATGTGACACCCTGCCCGCCACACGAGGCAGAGAAGCTTCTGGAGAAGGCCCGGGGGCGCCTTGAGCGCTACGAAGAGCGGCTATCAAAGGGCCAGGATTCGGTGGCCCCGGCGGCGAATGCAGCCCGCGCGGAGATCGCCGTGCTGGAGACCGAGATCGAGGACATGGATCACGCCCCGGTGGCATCGGTTGGAGGCGTCGAGCTCGACGCAGCGCTATCCGATGTCGCCGCACCCGCGCCCGCCGCCGCGCCACCCGCCCGGCGGAGGCGTCCCCCGGCGATCGTCGCAGCCGACAAGGCCGCGAAGGCAGCCCGCAAGACGCTGCGAACCGTCCAGAAAAGCGGGGACGCAGACGCTATCGCCGTGGCAGAGCTCGCCGCCGAAGAGGCAGCAGCCGCCTTCGCTGAGCTGCAGGCTGCGCCATGAGCCGCGACCGCAGAGATAGCGCAGCCAGCCGCGCCCGTCGCAAGCAGCCGCCCACGAGCGGCGGCGAGCGCTCTAATGATCGCGATGTGATCGACCGCATGACGAAGCGCATGATGGGGAGCGGGGTTCCAGCAGGTGACGCAGTCAAGGCGGCGCGGCAGTCCATGACACGAGTAGATCGGCAGATGCGAGACGAGGGGCGGCGATAGATGCCTGACGGAGCCGCCACGACCACCCGCACCGCGCGTCTTCTGGCGCCGTACATGCTGGTCCGAGATCAGGCGCAAGACATCACCTGCCCGATCTATGCGTCGGGATCGCTGGTAGCCCCGAGCTCGGGAACGGTCACCATTGAGCGGCCCGATGGCACCACGATCATCGAAGACGAAGCGGTCACGGTCACGGGCAGCATCGCGACCCGATCTGTCACCGCGGCAGAGCTGCCTACCTCCGAGAGCTTCGGAGCCCGGTGGCAAGTGGTGTGGACGCTCGTTTTCGCGTCGGGAGTGACGCCCGAGGTCATCGTCTCGGACGCTGCGCTTATCCGCCGAGGCGTCTATCCCACGGTCGCCCAAGCCGATCTGGTCCGGCGCTATGGCGGGCTCGATCCGTCGGCGACCACGGCGCTGAGCTCGGTAACTAACTGGCAGGACAAGATCGATCTTGCGTGGGGAATGATCATCCGATCGATCCTCAACTCCGGAGAGCGGCCCGACCTAATCACGAGCCCGTCTGCGCTCCATGACGCGCACATGGCGCTAGTGCTGGCTCTGATCTTCGAGGACTTGGAGACGCGACTGAATGATGGCTATGCGGCCGTCGCAGCTCGACACCGAGACGAGTATCGCGAGTATTGGCGCAGGCTCACCTATGTGCCCGACGCAGACGAGGACGGTCGCGCAGACCTCCGGCGGAAGCGGCTAGCCCCTTCGGTGTGGCTCGGCGGGTTCGACCGGCTTTAGGCCGCGCTATGAGCACGATCACCATCGCAGCGATTCGGAGCCGCATCGCCACGGCTATCGCTGCGATCGGCGGCTCGGGCGCATGGAAGGAGAGCAACCGGGTCTTCGACTTCGGGCAGGATGCCGCCCGGGTGCAGCACCTGAGCTTTGCGGTGGACATCCCACAGACACCGATCCATCCCGAAGCCCGCCGCCAGAAGATCACCGAAGGCGCGCTCTGCAATACGATCGTGCTGGTGGAGTGGGCGCACATGCTCCGAGCGGATGGCCAGGTCGCCGACTTCGCCACGGCGCTCGCCGAAGAGGCGACGCTAACTAAAACGCTAATGGCTATCTCCGGCGCAGACATCCACGTGGTCTTCGAGGCGATCGATCGTCAAGTATCCGAGACCGGCGAGTGGTTTCTGGGTACGATCGGGCTCCGAATCATCCACACCCTGGCACTGCAATGACGCGCCGCCGCACACCCTGGACAGCGGAAGACGCTGTCGAAGCGCTGCAGGCCGCGGGCATCGACCCGGCCGACCACAGTTACACCGAATGCCGCCAAGCTATTTGGCGGCTAGTCCCCCGGCTCCCGGGGCTCTTCGAGGCAGCGAACGAGCTCTATAAAGGCGCCAAGCCCCCCACAGAAACCACGCCCGAGGAGGGCTAACCATGGCTGTCGGCTCTACAATAAAACACCTGTTCGATGGTGCGATCAAGCTTTCAGACGGTACCGGGACACCGGTTACCCTCACCTTGCCTTTCACCGTCGGAGACCTGTCTATCTCCGGTCTACAGGAGACCCTCCGAAACGTGGTTGCCTACGAGGCGCGCGGTGTTCTGACGGGTGTCCGTCACACGTCGATCGCTCCGCCCACGGGCAGCTTCTCGCTGCAGCTGGCAGAGCTCACCGATGCCGCTGTCGGTGTGGCGATGGACTTCGTCAGGAAGACCGCAGGCTACTCGGCCAACGTCTCCACGCTCGGAGCGAGTGCGGAGGTATACACCGTAGATGTGGAGCTCGCGGTAGAGGGATCTGATCACGGCGATACCGACAGGACCATCACGCTCACCGACTGCCACGTCCTCGCCGATTTCGCCGAGGGCGAGCCCAATACCCTCAGCTGCAATTTCACCTGTTACGGCACAGTGACCGCAGCCTAAGCCACACCCATGGAGAGCAGCCATGTCCACCCGCACCGTCACAGTCGGGGATCGAGAGATACCCCTACGGATCCCCACTTCCTATGCTGTCCGATATGACCTCCTCGTCGGCTTTGCCGTCAATCCGACCCGGGCATGGGCAGCGGCTCTCGGGCTCTGCTGGACGGGCCCAGGGCGCCCCGGTGGGCGCTACGGCCACAACGTCGCCATCTACGGCGGGAACGTGATCGATGAGCTCGTCGGTCGGGGTATCAAGCTGGTGCAGCTGCAGGCCGCGGGGCTCGCAGCCTTCGACTTCGCTACCGACGATCTGGTCCAGGTTGACGAGGTCGCCGAAGAGGAGGGAAATTCAGAGGCCGGCGGAGAGGCTTCGTCGGCCTAGACTTCAGCATTGCGGAGATCGAGCGCCTATGGTCACAAGCCCCCGGATGGTTCGCGACCCTAGACCGCGCGGCACAGACTCGGCTCTTCGCGTGGTACCGCGTGAAATGCGATCCCACCGGCGAGAGCTTCCGCCCGCCGCCGGTCGCAGGCATCGAGGTGGAGAGCCAGAGCGCTGCGGAGTTCTGGGGGCTGTCCGATGGCGCTAAAGGTCCGCAGCGGTAGAGCGTCAATCTCGATCAGCGGCGGGCTGGAGAAGATGGTCCGAGACGCAGTGGAGCAGGCCAACCCCGAAGTGGTGAAGGGGCTCCGCAAGCACACCTCCCGCGTCTATGATCCGGCCAAACGGGCTTGGCCGGTGAAGAGCGGAGTCTCTAAAGATCGACTGCAGCGCGAGGAGCGGCTTGTCGGAACGACGCGGCTCGAATCGGTGATCTTCAATGATGCGACCGTCAAGACGGGCGACGGGCGCGAGTTTCCCTACCCCTACGCGGTGAAGTTCGCCGGTACCGATCGGCGGGCATGGGAAGCGCTGGTAGATACCCCGGGGCGAAAGAGCATCGCTCTTCTAGAAGACGAGCTCGCCGAAGCTCTCGGGAGGGTTCTAGATGGCTCGTAGGCGCTCGGTAGTTCTGTCTGTACAGGCGGACATCCGCGACCTTCAAGCTGAGCTGGCGAAGATGCCGGGGATCAGCGAGAAAGAAGCGAAGAAGATGGTGCGGTCGTTGAATCGGCAACTCCAGAAGGCGGAGAAAGAGGCGAAACGCACCGCCGCGGCGAGCAAGCAGGCGTGGGGCGACTTCCTGAAAGTGGCCAGCGGGGCAATTCTTGGCGCCGGGGTAGCGGTCGGGAAGTTCGGTCAGGAAGTGGCCGATCTGAGAAACGAGCTCACCGACATGAGCACGCGCACGGGTATCGCTGCAGACACCCTCGCCGGTCTCCGTCTCGCAGCGGAGGGCAGTGGGCAAGACTTCTCGGGGCTGAGTCGAGTTCTTACGAAGCTGCCCGTTGTGCTCGGCGATGTGGAGCGCGAGACGAAGCGGACGGTGGACGCATTCGCCGCCCTTGAAGTCGAGACGCACGAGACCTCCGGCGAGCTCCGCGAAGGCGATGCAATCTTCCGCGACGTGATCGGATCGCTCTCCGAGATGGAAGGGAAGACCGGAAAAGCCGCGGCGGCGGCGGATCTCTTCGGGGCAAGCGGAACCAAGCTCTTGCAAGCCTTCGCGGGTGCTGGGCCGCTCGACGACTTCGTCACCCTGGCCACCGAATTCGGCGTGGGTGTCGGGCCCGATGCAGCGAAGGCGGCGGGCGACTGGCAACGCTCCATGGCGGAGCTCGACAATAGCCTGGACGGCGCGAAGGCTCGGTTGATCGACACGCTCGACGTGGCGGGGCTCGTGGATGGCTTCACTCTCGGCTTCGTCTTCATGGGCCAATTCGTAGCTACCACTTTCAATGAGATCATCGAGCGCGCGGGGCTTGTAGCCGGTGCGCTGTCGGCGATGCTCTCGGGCGACTTTTCGAGCGCGCTGGACATCTTCTCTCTCGGGATCGTGGGTATGGGCGATGCTCTCGGGACTGCCCGAGACGCAGCGCTCGACGAAGCGCAGGCCTTCTGGACGGCCCGCCAGGCTGTCCGAGACGCCACGGGCGCAGTCACGGTCCACACGGCGGCTACGAGGGACGGCACCGACGCCACGGTCGCAGCCACGGCCGCCCTTGACACTCTCTCCGAGGTAGAGGCGGCAAGGCAGGCGAACCAGGCAGCGATCCTCACTGCAGAAGGCGAGCTCGCCGCTCTGATCGCAGCGTCGAGGGCTACACAGCTCTCCGCCGAAGACCTCGTCTTCGAGGCATACGTGCAGCGCTTAGCGGTGATCGATGAGCTCGCACAAGCCACCGGGGACGCAGCGGGCGCCGACGAGGCTCGGGCAGCCTCACAGATAGAGTTCCAGGCGGAGCTCGCCGAAGTCGAGGCGGCCCGCCGAGAGGCAGAGCGCCGAGAGGCAGAGCGGCTCGAAGCCTACGAGGAGTCGGTAGCCGCTAAGCGGCGAGCCCGCGCTAATGATGCGCTCAACAGCTCGGCACAGCTGGCGAGCGGAATGTCGGCGGCCTTCGGCGTAGCAGCCGATCGAGCCGCGGAGACTAATATCCAAGCCGCTAAGCGGTTGTTCGCCGCCCAGAAGGCTGCGGGGATCTCCGAGGCTGTCATTCAGGGCGCCGTGGCAGTAATGACCGCGCTAGCCCAGCTCGGGCCGGTGGCCGGTGCTGTCGCCGCTATCGGTATCGGTCTCACGACCGCCGCCACAGTCGCGGTTATCGCAGCCGAGCAGCCCGCCTTCGATATCGGTGGCGTGGTCCGCGCGAGTGGCGGTGTCATGGCGCGCACTCCCGACCAGATCACCGCGCGAGTGCTGCCCGGAGAGGCTGTGCTGTCCAGGTCGGCGACTGAGCGCATCGGGCCGCAGGGTGTCGCGGCGATGAATCGCGGCGATCCCCCGGCGCCTCAAGTGATCCCCATGCCGGTCTATGAGCACTTTAATCGCTTCGCGCGGGACTCTGTCCGAGCTCGCGGCCCACTGAGGCGAGAGCTCCGCAAGGGCCGCTCAATCGGGATCCTGGGGTATTAATATGGCAGCGTCTGATAAGAGCCGATCGGAATACCAAGGACTGCTGGTCACAGACGCCCGCCTTCGGGGGTCTTCGTCCCTATGGGGTGCCGAGTCTACCTATGGACAGGCAACCCCGAAGCCGGGGGTGCCAGCGGCGCAGGGCGACTACGAGCTGGTGCTCCACACCTCCGGCGAGCAGACTGCAGCGCAGGCGCTCCGCATCCAGGCGAACCAGGGCGGCAACCCGCACCGCCTGACCAGAGGCGGCGGCTTCGTGTGGCGCGACAACCACGACAGCGTGAACGGCTATCGCGGGTGGGAGGCACCGCAGATCATCAGCGGGTGGGATCAACCCGCGTGGTCTCTCGCCTCATCCGACACGGTGACGCACCCCGACGCCGTGACGCTAGAAGATGGCCAGGTCGTGGTGGTCGCTCAGTGGTTCGATAACACCGGATCGAAGCGGGGCATCGTCAGCTATACCCGCACCGCGGCGGGGGTGTGGGGCTCGCAGGTGATCGTACATGAGCAGTCTAGCTTCGGGCAGGACTGCTATCGACCGGCGATTATGATCGCCGGAGAGCGCCTCTTCTGTTTCTTTTGGTATCGGACGTACATCGACGCAACCTATGCGATCCGGTGCTGTGTAAGCACCGACAAGGGTGCAACGTGGGCAATTGCAAATGAATGGTGCAGCTCTGAGGCACTGGCTCTAAACCCTAGCTATGCGCTCGGGGCCACTACCTACGCGCTTGGGATCGCCACCGGCGGCGGCCGTCTTCGTGCTCGGTATTTCAATGGTCAGACGCTCGTGGTAGCGCACCTGAAAGACGAAAACACGACGCCCAATTCGGGCGGGGTGGATGTGCTGCGCCAATACGCTGCGACGGATCACGGGATGAATCTCGACGTAGTGGAGACCTGGGCCGGAGCCTCCTCCAGCGGCAATGATGTGGGCGGATACCACGATCTAGTGATTGCAGATCGGCACTTCGTGTTGACGTATATTCAGTGGGATGCTGCGGCTAATGATGTGCAATTCGCTTGTAGGCGCTCGGGCTCGGCTACGATCCCGCTGTCGAGCACAGCGGTTACCGCTGCTTCGGACTGGATCACGGCCCCGGGCAATAGCTGGGCCGAAGATCTCGGGGCCCATACTACGCAGACGGCGGGCGGCTCTAGCCGAGAGGATATCACCGACTCGGATCTCGCTAGCTGTGTCGATGATGCCGGGGTACTCTGGGTATTCGTTCGGAAGGCCGACACGGGCACGCCCGCCGAAGACGACCAGTGTGTCTTGGGCTATTCGGATGATGGCGGCCAGACATGGAGTCGATGGGGCCGCGACCCGCTAGCGTTTACCGATACCGACAAGTCGGGGAATTGGTGGTACACCGGCGACACGGGCAACAGCCACCCGACGCACTTCTGTGCGACGTGGCAGCAGGGCAGGGTGGTGCTGCTGACGAATGGAAACACCGATGCCGGGACCTATGACGGCTACCTTAGTGCTTTGTATCTGGGCGGATACCATGACGTATGCATGCCCTGGGTAGATCGGGGCGATCTGCCGAGCGATCGGGCCTGCTTCGAGAAGACTTGCATCCCATACGCGAAGGCTCGGGGAATGAGCAATCGCGTATTCACGAGCTCGGGCACTCAGACGCATGCGCTACTGGGCAACGGCCCCGTACAGATCACGACCGGGGACGGGCTCGGCGGCTCCAATAATGGAGTGTCCTACACCACTTATAGCGAGGGTCCGACTGCATTACCGCAAGTGATGCTGGTCCACTGGGCTATGGAAGTGAAGACGGGTGGCAGCCTCTCGGACGAGTCGATCGCATTGCAGCTCCGTCTGGACGACTCGGTAAGGGAGTCGGTAATCACGTTCCGGTTCACGGCGACGCAATTCCGGGTTTATGACGCAGTCTCGGGCGCTACGCTAGTCACCTCGACAGCGCTCGCCGCCGAGGCGCGCGAGTGGCGCGTAGGCATGTCCGCGAATGATGCAGGCGGCGGGCTGGTTGTTTGGTATCGCCCATGGAACCAGGCGAGCTCGAAACAATGGACTCACCTGGGAACCTACAGTGTGGCCAGCCAGCCTTCCACGGCCGGCACTGACTGGGTCCGGCACGGGCACATAACCAGCTCCGGTGCGGTGACTCAGAACAAGAGCTGGTGGTATATGGAGCCATCGTTCACGATCGGCAACGACCTAGCGAACGTCTCCAATGCGGGCGCGTTCGGCTCGTGGCCCCGATGGATCGTGGAGGTTGACAACCCCGACCGCTTGCCATCGCGCCCCTACTCTCCGAGTCCGGTCTATGTCGATGATGGCGTTTATCTCCGAGCCACAGACGGGCCCGCTATCCGGGGCGATACCCACCACATCGACACCCGCTATCTCTACCCGATAGAGCGAATCTTTCCGGCGGAGAGCCGGTCTCCGCGAACGACGTGGCGTAGCGCCGACACCACAGTCCAGCGGATCGCGCTCGAATATGACGCAGCGCTAACCACGCAGGAAAGCGAGCACGGGGCGACCCTGCTCGGGCTGTCGCTGCAGGGCGTAAACTTCCGCACCGGTCTGATCGAGCGCTACGATCAAGGGACAGCGGCGTGGGTCACAGTGGTAACGATCGACACGAGCCTCGAAGGAGGCGCTTTCGACTTCACCCGCACCGGCTCCACGGTCGAAGTCGGAACGGTAAACCCCGCCGATTCGTACATGTTCGCCCACGAGCTCGCCGGCGCGATCGTTGATCTCAATGGCACGTTCCGCCGGCTGAGCGGCAACACCGAAGGCAAGCTCGACGGAGGCTACAGTGGCCGGATCTGTCGAATGTTCCTGGTAGACCCGGCGACCGGCGACCCGGCGAGCGGCACAAGCACGCTCCGCATCATTCCGCGGAACGTCACGATCCTATTCCACTCGCTTGAGACCTCTCGCGGGTGGCGCCTCACGATCGACGCACAGACCACAGCCGAGCCATATTTCGAGATCGGCGCGCTCGTCTTCGGGCCGGTGCACGTCTTCGGGTTCCCGAATGCCTGGGGTCGGGTGAATGAGATGGAGCCCGGCTACCAGCTCGATACCCATCCCGATGGCTCGACCTCCGCCCGAGCTGCAGCCCCGAGCCGGCGAACAGCGCAGATCGCATGGACTGACGGGATCGACCTCGCGAACGTCTCGGGCTCCGATCCCGATCCCAACTACATCACCACGACCACGACTGCGAACATGGAGCCAGCCGGGGCAGAGGTCGCGACAGCATACGAGCTCGAGGGCGTGATCGATCGCGTGCAGGCCGACCCGGTGGTCTACCTCCCGCGCATCCCGCGGAGCACAGACCCGGGCACCGATGTGATCTACCTCCGGCGCCGGCATGAGCAGCTCTATGGATCGATCCGGTCTCCGGTGCGAGTCGAGTCGATCCAGGGCGGCGAGCTCGCCGACGAGGTAGTCCGGGTCGCCGAGGTCGTGATCGCTGAGGAGCTGTAGCCATGCCCATGCCCCTCCACCCCGCCGATCTGGTAGATAGCCGCCCCGTGTGGCTGCTCCAGATCACATGGGCGTCTAGGGTCTACCGGTTCTCGACCGAGCCGCTATCGCTCACCGATGCCGCTGGTATGGATCTGCCCTTTCACAATCCAATGACAGCCCCCCAACTAGAGCAGAGCCTCGACAGGCTAGAGACGGAGCCGGCCGAATCCTCCGCGAGCATGCGTGTTGTGTTCCCGGTCGATGTCGCGGCAGAGCGGCAGAAGGGCTACGATCCCGTCGCGGCCACCGGCGAATTGTCTATGGTGCTCGTGACCGGGCGACCGGGCTACCCGACTCCGCGCCAGACCTATGAGCAGCGGTACCGGCTGCTCGTCGGGCGCCTCGTCAATCCCCAGTGGAGCGAGCCCGAAGAGGCGGCGGGCTGGATGGCGTTTACCTTGCGAGAGGAGGCTTGGCAGGACACACAGACTGCTGTTCCGCTGTCGTGGCGGATCACGCTGGAGAGCTGGACCCTGGCATCGCTAGATCAAGTCGGCAAGGTCTACCCGTGGGTATTCGGGAGCCCGGGTGTCTACACAGACAGCGCGGGCGCTACGCAAAAGAAAGGCGCGACACCCGCCTATATCATCGAGATTGCCGGCGGGAACGTGAATAAGCTCCTGATAGCGGGACACCCGGTGCTAGCTAGCACGGTGACGATCTTTGACTCGACCACCTCGCAGTCCTTCGCCGTGTCACATCAGACGGAGGCCGGATTCACCGATCACGGGCAGCAGGTCGCATTCGTGGACATCACCACGCCCGGGGCCATCAGTCGCACCGAGTCGGAATACTGGGTCTGCTGGGATGGCGGCGGCGGGCTTGCCAACCCGTTCGGGTCGGGCGCCCTAGAGAAGCTCGGCGACGTTCTGCAGTGGGTGCTAACACTCGGCACGATCCCGGTTGACTATGGCCGGTGGGCCGCCGTGGCGGGGATGCTTAACGGTCGCAAGGTCGGCGGCTACATTAACGACCCCGACGTGCTGCCCTTCGACTTCGCGGTGGAGCACCTATTGCCGCTCGCCCCTATCTCGGTCATGCGAGGCCCCGATGGGCTCTACCCCGTGCACTTCGATCCCGATCTGCCCGCCTCGCAGTCCGTGCTACATGTCACCGCGGGCGAGGCGTGGAAGCGCGTCGGCGCGATCCAGGCTGAAAGGAACCGCGACGACGTGGTAAACGCGCTCGAGCTCTCCTATGCGATCGGGCACGAGGAATCCTCGCGGATGGTGCTCGTGACCGGGGCGCGGAACACAGACGACGCAGACGAAACCCACACCAACTACGCGCGGATCTCGCAGGAGCGCTACGGGGTCTCGGGCTCGGCGCTATCGTCGGCGGTGCTCTGGGAGGACGCCAGCGCGCAAGGCATCGCCGCCGATCTTGTGCGCTTCGGGTCGCTGCAGCTGGAGAGCGCACCCTATGCGACAGCATGGTCCGAAGGCTGGATCCAAGTCGGCGACCAGCTCACGATCACAGACGAAGCGGCCGCGTGGGTCTCGCAGCGGGTCACGGTCTACAAGCGACAACCCAGCGATACCGGGTGGGAGTTCCTTGTGATGCGAGACGACGATCCGGCCCACGATGTACGGGCGCTCTGATGGCGCAGCCCCCTTTCTACTGGGAGCACATCGAGTGGCCCGGTGTGGCTGTCGCCGGTGGTGACACGATCGAGGCTGCGGTCTGGGTCGCCGAGGCGGCCTACATCGACCACGTCGAAGTGTTGATGAGAACGAAGCACACGGTCGGAACGTACACGTTTAGCGCGACGAACACCGGGCCCGCGAAGAGCATTCTGGTCGCGAGTAGCTACAATATGGCGGCTCTGACGGCCGACGTGGTGACCTCTCTGGTTCTGTCCTCGTCGGTATCGGATCGCACCATGGCCGCGGGTACGTTGCTCGGGCTGTCGATGGCGTCGTCTGATGCCGGATTCGACGGCGATGGCATCCACGTTCGGATCCGATTGAGACGTGGGAGGGTAGCCTGATGGCCACGCTTAAGAGCCCCCTATCGGCCGTTGTCGCGGCTATCGCCGCATCGGGCGGCGGTGGTGGCACCGACGAGACAACGGCGACCCTAGGCGGTGCTGTGAGCGGCTGGGCCCCGGTGGCTGTGAGCTGGTCGGGCAATGCCAGTTTTGCTCCGGCGAACCTGACCCTGCAGGTTGATAGCTCGCCGGCGGTGCTGACTATCGGCTGCTGGGGCTTCAATGCCGGAGCTCAAGACTGGGTCAACGCCTCGCACCACGGCGATGCAGGCCGATCCGGTGGGTTCTACTTGCCCGCTGGATTGACGACCCTCCGCGTGCGGTGCATGTGGGGCGTGACAGCCAGCTCCAATAGCCTCGCCGCCCGTTGGCACCTCCGTGTCTACCAGGCAGCCGGGGCCACTTACACAGAGGCGGGCATGGGCTCGCCATATACTGCGGTGGCTGATGTCACGTTGACAGCGGCAACCAACGACTGTCAGGAGACCGTCCTAGACGCGACTATCACCGGATACACTGCGTCGAAGCCGGTTTTCGTGGTGTTCGGGCGCGAAGGCCCACACGCATCCGACACCCTAAACCAGACCGCCCGGGTTGTTGCCCTTAGTCTGGAATGCCAGTGACTACCCGCCTGGAGCTCCCTATGATTCGCCGCCGTGCACTTCTCGCGGTGCTGGTGCCATCGGTGCCAGTGTGAGAGCCATCACCGGGATCATCCTGCACCACACCGTCACCGATGAGCACGCAGGGCCGTCAGTGATCGAGGAGCTCCACGCCGCCCGCGGCATCAGCCGCCCCGGGGGCTACCACTGGCTCGTCCACCGGCACTTCGAGGGCGGACCCTGGACGGTCTCCCCGATGCGGCCCGAGTCGAAGACGGGCGCGCACGACAAGGGCCAGAATCAAGGCACGATCGGGGTGTCCATCGCCGGCCGGTACCACGAGGACCCGGTACCTGCAGACGGGTGGGATGTGCTGGTGATCCATGTGGCGGAGCTCTGCCGCCGATACCGGCTACCCGTCGCCGCTGTCGAGGGGCACGCAGAGAACGAGCCCGCCAGCACCCCGACGCTCTGCCCCGGATATGATCCCGCCGAGCTGCGGCGCGCTCTGCTATGCCGGATCCGGCGGGTACAATGAAGACTCCACGGGAGAGCTGCCATGTTGAAATCTGACGAGCTCGCGGGGATCGCCCCGCTAGCCATCGAGCTCGTAGCCGCGCTGCGGGCTGCATTCGATGAGGACGGGCCCCGGGGCCGAAAGGTCAGCCGCGGCGAGGCGCGCAAGATCGGCAAGCTGTCGCTCAGGCTCGGGGCGCGGATACTAGTCGACATCCTCGACTAGTACCGCGGACCTATAGCCATGCCCGACCAGCCAACGACGCCCGCCACAGAACCCACAGAACCACCGGCACCGGCACCGCCCGCAGTGGCTGCCGCGCCTACACGAGCCGGCGCGATTAGCCTCGCCTTCGACGTGGTGCGCCAGGCTCTCACCCGGTACCCCGGGCCCGCGGCGATGCTGCTGCTGCTGATCTCTGCGCTCGGGGTGGGGCCTTTTGCCATCGACTACGCGCTCGGCAGCTACCTCGATCGGCTGCTGGACATTCGCGAGGCCGAGATCACCGCGGGCGCAGACCTCGAAGCGCACGCGCTCCTTCCTGCCCATGTCGCCGGCATCGATCAGCAGGAGCGGCTGGCAAAGCAGCTAGAGGAGCTGAGCGCAGAAGTCGAGGCGGGCAGCGTGAAGGTCGAAGCCGTTCGCGACGTAGTGTCAGGCATGGAGGCCACTACCGTGGGGCTGTGCGTTGGCATGAATGCCGCGCTATCTCTCGGGGTAGACTGCAGCCGCCGCTAACGATCGGGATTTCAATGCGCGCGTTCACCCTGGCCTATCTGCTTGCATGCACTCCGGCGGCGGCCGACCCGGCCGCGGATGAAGCGCCCCCCCCGCCCGATCTGGTGGCTGCAGTGGAAGAGCTCGCGGACAGCGCACAGCGGCAACAAGCTCTGATCGAGGCGATGTGCGAGCAGCTAGAGGGATGCTCTCCCGTGGCCCCGGTGGTAGCCGACATCGGGCCAGACACTGCAGCCCCGGGCTTCGCGCAGGGCCCAACGCCGTAGCCTCAGACGAGCAGGGCCCGCGCCCCGTTGCTAGCTGTGAGCAGGGCGCCTCGCAGCCGGGCGGGCATGCCGTCCGACCCGGCGAGCTCTTCGACCGTCTCGCACGCTTCGCGGAGCTCGTCAAGCGCTTGATCCTGCAGCACCGCATCACCGCCCACACGCATCGCCGCCACGTTGTCGAGCGCTCCCGAGAGCACCGACAGCGATAGCCGGCACTCTCGGACAGCATTCGACGGAAAGAGCTGGATCATTCCTCGCCCGTCTTCGGGCGCTGGCCTGGCGTTAGCGGCGGCTCGGGCCATATCGCTTCGCTGTAGGCTTTCCGAACTCGCCTCTCCAGCAGCTCCCGAGACCGCCGAAACCGCTGCTTGATTTCACGCTCTATGGCTTTGCACTCGGCTTCTGCCTCGTCTCGGAGAGCACGCCACACGCCGAATTGCACCTGACACTCCGGCATCACACAGACGTGGACACTCTCTCCGAGGGTTACCCGGATCTCTCCGGGCGAGATCGGACGCTCGCAGAAGTCGCAGACGGCGATGGATCGCCTCACATGCTATCCGCGTGATCCTGCTGAGCAGACCACAGGGCGAAGGCTGCCAGGAGCTCGTGCCGATCGCGGGGAAGCTCAACGGTGCCGCGCCCCGAGGTCTCCGCGAAGGCCGCGGCGATGTGGCCGGTGCTGCTGGTCCGGTGCTGGTCCTGCAGCCGCTCCAGAGCCTTCGCGAGCTTGATCTCGCGCAGGTGGTCGGGCAGCTGTCCCCATGTGTAGCTGTCGTCTTCGGTCTCGGAGGGCTCGAAGGTGGGGCCATCTTCGCCCGTGGCGGGCTCTGGGGCGGCTTCCGGGGCTGCGGTGGCTACTGGGGCGGGCTCGGGCTGCGGAGCCGCTGCGAGGCGCTCCGCGTGCTCTTCGGGGTGCAGCTCGGCGAGGATGGCGCTGATGGTCTGCTCTCGGGTCCATTCCCTCTTGGCGCTCGATCCAGCGATGCCCCGATAGGTGCGCTTTAGCTCTCGGACACCCTGGATCCCGGCGAGGATAGCGATCTGGTCGGAATAGCCGGGCGGCCCTTCGGGGGCTTCGGGCTCGGGCTCGGGCTCGGAGACCTTGACGGGCGCCGGCTCGGGCTCGGGCTCGGGTGCTGGCACTGGGGCGGGGCCCATGCCGATCGCGTGCGCTGCCGCAGCTCGGGCATCGCCAGCCGGGGACGGAGCCGGCAAGGGCTCGGGCACAACGTAGACTTCTGGCGCGTCGATGATCTCGGCATCGGTTCGCATGCCGAGCATGACTTCGGGCGCGTATAGGCGCACGAGCAGGGTGGAGCTCCGGTAGCGGAGCATCAGGTGAGGGAGTGAGAAGTACTTCTCGTTCCGGGTCCAGCCTTCTCTCTGGGCGTCCAGCATCGAGACCGCATAGGTGATCTCTTCGCCGCTGTCGGCGAGCACCGCGATGGCTTCGACTACGAGATTCGCGACCGTGTGGCGCCCGAGCTCGATGGTCTTCGGCTGGGCCCGGTAGCGGGCGGGCGCGTCGGCATCGCCGCCAATGTACTCGCGCCAGGTGATGCGGCCCGAGAAGACGCCCGACTTCGCAGCGCGGGCATAGACATACTTCGCGCTCCACCCGGGGGAACCGTGGACTACTACGATGTTCTGCATCACCGTGACCGGATTCTCACCCATCGAAACCGCCATTAGAAGGGCGAGGGTGCAGTTAGCAATTGCCTCTTCATTCGCGCCCGGGTTGGAGCCGTTGGCGCGCATGTGCTTGGGCACGAGCATCGAGCGGGCGAACATCATCCCGAGCCGCTGAGCGTGCGCGAGCGCCTTCGAGTCGAAGAGGAGGTCGGTAAACGATCCGACGTGCGCGAGGGGTCGCGCGGTGGTCTCGACCGGCGCTATCGCCGTGGTGGTCTGGTTGGGGTCTGGCATGTGTGCTCTCCGGGGGTTGCGGCATCGCCGCGGGTGGTCATAGATTCGAGGTCTTGCCGAATTTGCCGACGTTCGTAAACCGGCCGGGCTTGCCCTGTTGGCGGATCGTCAGCGTCTTGATCTCGCCCATCGCGGCGGCGAGCTCGGCGAACAGCTGCGAACGCTCAGCCTTGCCCGCCTTGAGAGCTCGCCCGAGCACCGCATAGCGGGCAGCCTTCACCGCTTCGGCGTCGGTGGCTTCTCGGGTGGCTGTGCCGCGCTCCTGGCGTGACAAGTAGTCCCGACAATCGACAGAGGGATCCAGCGGCGGGTGGTGCAGCTCGACGAGGTGACGGGTGCGCCATGCGTCGAGCTGGGTCACGAGCCAGCCTTGATAGCTCTCGTCCGCCAGTAGCCTATAGCGGCGGATGTCGCGGATCCCGAAGGCGACCACCACATCGCAATAGGGCAGCCCCGAGGCGGCCAGGTTCCCATAGCACTGGATCGCCACGTTCGGCGGCATCGAGCTGAGCACAGCGGCGCCGGCCTTCTCGTGCATGACCTCACCCTTTCCCCAGCCCGCCCGACTCCGGCGGGTCTTGATCTCGACCAGCCCCACACCGCGGTCTGAGTCGGTCCCGAAGCCGTCTGGAGACGTTCGCAGCCACGGGTAGGACGGATGCACTGCCCTGGACAGCGGAGACCACACAGGGCCGCGGAGGAGCTTGTATCCCCACCACGCGATCAGGTGAGGCTCCCACCACAGCCCCGACTCCAACGCGTCCACGTTGCGCGGGCCATCGTCTTCGTCGAGCTCGTGGGCCCGCGACCACACGCGCCACCCGTCACCGAGCAGGATCCCCGCCGCGGCTGTGCCTCCGATGCTGTAGGTCGGCTCGGTTCGGTGGAAGGCTGCGAGCCAGCTGTCGCGGCTCCCGTAGAGCTCCAGCCGGTCAATCAGCGCCGGCGGGTAGGCGGCTAGAACGGTGTTCATGG